CATGCCTAAAGAGAAAGAACCTTCTCCCGTGACCAGCATTGTGGGCTCGTTACCCGCTGGAAGCCGCATGATCCACTCAGTTAATTTCCAACTGAGTATAAATCTTATTGACCGACTGAATGAGCTGTTTCCGGCTCACAGGTTCGAAGTAAGTAGATGGGCGAGTACAGAATCGCTACACCCCATTTTGCATTGTGAACGTCTTGTCAAAGAAATGGAAGTTCTATCGATGTGTGAAGGCTTCGTAGTCGACATAGGAGGCAACCCTCAACGGCATCATAAGTATGGCCGTAAGGTTTGGTCAATGTGTCCTATTATGACAGCTGCTGACATACACCGTCGGAGTAAGTTTGACGAATCGGAGGCAATATTATACTGTGACCACGCAGCGCCAAAGTTTGACGCTGATTGTGCGTGTTCTGTTGCACAGACTTACATGTCTGTGGACAGTTTGTATTACCTCACCCGACGTGACATTATGTTCATCGTGCAAAAGGCGGATCTCGTCGCTGTAGTTCATGACTTCTCTGACCAGAGAGGTTCATTCTACAACGAGGCGAGTTACATCGTTAAATCCAATGGCGATGTCACCATGACCGTAAATGGTTCTTCGGTGGCATATGCCCACTCTGCTCTAGGGTGGTTGAAGCTATCCTCTTGTTACTGGGAGGACGCTCTCGACATGGGTTTCACGTGGTATGCTGTCAAATCTATAGGGACCTCGGTCGTATACCGGTTCAAGAAATTGGACGGGTCAATTCGAACCGATCCCGTTAGTTTGCAGCAGAAACTCACTAATGAGAAAATGTACTCCGATCCCCAGGTTGTTAACCTGGAACATCTTTGTGGGGTTATGGAATGTGACAGCCTCGTGGTGCTACCATGGGGAAACACATTAGTTGTGCGTATGGGACAGATCGAGGTGTCTGTTCCAAAACGCATAGTGGCAGCGGCTAGGATTGCTAGTTTGTACACCCAGCGCACGCCAGAACAGTTTCAAGTGGTTGTGAGGAAAGTAAAGGAGATGGTCATGCGGGATGGAAACATCCCACTTGTTGACCAACCCAATGTGATCCTCACAGCGTCTGCTATCGGCTTCATTACAGATGTCGATTCAGAGTATCAACACTTGACCGCAGTTAGCGGGCACCTATCCAAATACGGTGGATACCACGCACATGCACTTAGTTTTACTTCTAAGTCTACGTGGATGTATTATGGGATAGCTGCGGCTGTTGTTGGTTGCGTTTATCAAGGAACATGGGCTGTGTTCCTTGGATTGATTGTTGTCCTCACCAGTTATGCTGGGGTAGATTACCCCGTCATATTGGCGAAGACAATTGGACAGGTACAAACTGGTAGTCACAGTTCCGTGTTGAAAGGGGGGAGTGTGGATAGCATCACACTCCCCGGGTACCAGTCGGAGCGTGCGTCAAAAGGTCCAAAGAAAGGAGCGACATTTGTCTTTTCTTACTTTTGGCGCAAGCTGCGCGACAGAGGTGCCACCTTGGTGGGTGTTGGTCTTGCTACTCGCTTACCGGTTGTCTCTGTTGACAGCGCGGTAAATGAGGAGCGGGCCATCATACACCGGGCCCTAAACACGAAGCTGGAACCGCTGGATGGTCTGTGGTTAGACCTTGCTGAATTGTCAGAGGAACTCGTGCCAACTAAGATAATACGAGCAACCAACTTTGCTGTTTGGAATATGCGCTTCCCAGAAGCACGTAGACGTAAACAAGCAGCAGCGTTGGATGCGTTTGAGTCTTGTCCCAATGTTGACACGGTTCGTGCTGCCTGCGTACGGAAAGCGTTTATCAAGCGCGAGAAACTACTCAAGTCGACTGTTTTAGGCGTTGAGGATTTCGACCCGCGGGTCATTCAAGGAACTTCTGACTTGGCTAACGCCTTGTTAGGGCCTTGGATGAATGCATTCAGCAAGCATCTAGCCCACATTTGGAACGCGGAACACCATGTTACCTACGCCTCAGGCATGAACGCAGAGGCCTTAGGTACGTGGATGACCAAAACCGAGGAGGAAAACTTCGTCTACTATTTGGAGACAGATTATTCGCGCTTTGACGCGTCCATCTGTAAGGAAGCCCTTTTAGTAGAACAACAGGTTTATGACCGTTGCGGTGCTGGTCCGTGGGCCAAGTGTGTGTTGGCCCAACAGTTGCACGTTCGTGGAAAGAGTAGCCATGGGCACAGGTACAGTATTACTGGTACCCGATGTTCAGGCGACCCCAACACGTCGTGTGGTAATTCAATGCTCAATGCATTGGTGCTCGTCGCAGCACTAAGGCGTCTGGGCATTTTCGACTTTAGACTTATTGTCCTGGGCGATGACTCTGTCATAGCCTTGAAGGTTCAAGTTCAAGTCGGGCCATTCGTCAAGATTTTGGCAAAGTTTGGTCTAGTTGCTGTAACAGTACTGCATCCTGATCCAGACCTTGTCACATTCTGCTCTGGCAGATTTTGGCGGACAACTGTTGGACGGGTGTGGGGACCCAAGATTGGGCGCACACTCGCAAAGATTGGATATTCCGTCCAACAACAACACAAACCGGAAGCATGGCTGAAAGGGGTACTGCTAGGAATCAAGCAGGATACGGCACACGTGCCTCTCCTCTCAGAATACGTGAACCACTGCTTAAAGCTTTTGGATAAAGTTCGGGCCAAAACGGAGATTGATGAATACAAGTTTCACGTCTCTACTGCACATAAGTCTGTCGCTGCCACATATGAGCAGTTTTACAAGGCTTATGGGCTCCAACCGTTCCAGTATGATAGCATGAAAGCCGACATATTAGCAATCAAGAAGCTACCCCACCTACTCGACAATCCACTGTTTGAAGAGTTGGCTGAGGTTGATTGCTAAACCAACAAAAGGATAGGGCATTGGAAATGTGAAACAGAGTTATGAACTGTATCCTCCTAACATTCTAGTTGCAATGCTAGTAAAAAGCGTATGGGCCTTAAGCCGCGATCTGCGGCAATACGTGATTGCACCACCATCATTGGAAACAGTGCTGAACCCAACCTAGTATCTGATATTAGGCCTAGGG